ACCTGCGGGAAATCAAATAACCGATAACCCGCACCAGAAGAAGGATCGCCCCCCAAAGTAGTTTCTTGAGGGGTTCTCCTTCATTGCCCTTTTCGGGGCCGCAGTCCATCTTCAATAGACTGCAATCTGGTCCTTGACGTAACTTTCCATAATGGCGGTAGCGATCGTATTCTTAACGAACGCCAAAAGATCCGCCTTCTGAGAAAGGGTCAAGGTGACAGGGATAGTGAAGTCACCGGAGAATCGTGCAACGTCTTCGACTACGTAGGTGCCATCTACTTCTTTTTCGATGGGCATCTCGAAGCGAAAGGTCACGCGGTCCGTACGACGATCCTTGTTTGCTTCTTTAAGCTGCATAAAGATTTTCGCAGCCGATGCAGAGGTTTCCCCCTGCACGAAGCGCCAGACTGCACCTGACGGGTCAGCCTGAACAGGAACGAAAGTACGGTTCACAGGGGTCGAAGACCCGTCTGCAATAACAAGATCAGCTGCCTGAGGCATGCTGTGCTCCTAGCCCTTATGGGCATTAATTTCGACGTAAAATGTCGAGGTTATGGTTTGGTGCCTTCTTTTGGCACCGTTCGTTTAAAACCGTCAGTAGCGAAACGGCATGCCGAATCGCTACCCAGCTCTTTGAGGGCTGCCACGACGGTAATCGAGGTAAAGGTATTGTTGTTAGGACTTCCCTCTCGTGAGTTTCCCTTTCGTAGATTTCATCTCGAACAGGGACCCGCGTAGAGCTTGGAATAATCCTGCCAACGTGCCGATACTTCGTTTTCGTGGACACAACGCCTGTAATACTCGTAACTCCCGAAAGGGCGTCAAGAGACGACAGGGTGTCACCTATGTTGCTCGTCCAGTCTATAACGAATGAGAAGGGTATCCTCTCCCAAACAAGTTCGGGGAGGTTCCCAATCGTAAAGTTATCTGGATTAAGCTTTGCATAGATAATGGCTCGTTGTGATACTTGCCATTCCCACCTATAATCGGTGATACTTAAAGTCTTATCACCGAAATCCCTGACCTGGTCGAATGAGGTTACCCTCACCACGACAGGCTTCAGTAAACGTTCTGATAAACGCTCATAAGAAGCCGTCAGATCGCTAACTAATGGTGCAACACCATAGCTATACCACAACTCCGATGCAGCTACGTCACAAGGACGAAGCTTCCTTCGCGAATGCTTTTTCCGTTTATAACGGAGCCATGCATTGCGAATCCCGATTCCAGCATTGTAGAACATAGAGCTTGTAGCCCTATACTCAACCAATGTTGCGCCGAGGTTGACGACATTTTGTTTAATGTCGTTCCTCGCCTTAAGCATCCAGTTTGTTTCACCTGGATACGTATCTGGAACGGGAGCGGAATAGTAAGAAGAAGGACGTTTATATTCCTTCCGCTTAACTTTTACGCTGGGAGAACAGGCATAATCAGTCGATTGCAAGAGGTCATAATAGAAACCTCTTGAACGCCTGACTCTAAACTGTTCCCGCATCGGAGTCATCGAAAGACTTCCGGGTTTTGCCCGTCGGTCTATGTCATTATCCATTGATAGGATTACTAGGTCGGAGGCCATATTCTGGTACGTCGTCGTTACCGGCTTACAGACGAACAGGATTTCCCTGCTCTTATCTGTGCGCGGCACGTACGATGATGTCAGCGTTTGATCTACCATACCTAGTGTCCTATATATTGATGGATAAGTGGTCGGGACTAAATGGTCCTGACTGGTGGAAGGGGGGTAGCCGAGGAGGTTACCCTCC